CCCACCATCCTCTTCGATGACACTGCACGTGTTCTCCTTGTACGTCGCCTACGACGGTAAGGTCTTCGTGAAATCCTACGTCGCGCCATGAATTTATTTCTTGGTGTACTGTATGAATACTTAGATGGTGTGTATGTAGAAGTCTTCGTTAAACTTCTACTCTTTCTTTTCCGGCGCGCCGGAATATGATCAGTAGCGAAGCGTAGTGTTCTTCTGGCGTTTGTAGCGAATGTACCGAATTCGCGTGCAGCTGCTATTACGGGTGTAACTACCTTGTTAGCAGTACTGATGGCTTCAACATATGACGCCATCTCGAAATGGACACAAAAATAAAAAGCGCTAGTTAGTATTACCTAGCGCACCTCCCGTCCCGTCCCATGTCTCGCTCCTCGCAGTGGTGCTTCACCGTAAATAACTACACCAATGAGCATATCGCATATCTCCGCGCACTCGCCGAACAGGATCGCACCACATACATTGTTTGGGGTAAGGAGACTGCACCAACTACCGGCACCCCTCATTTACAAGGTTTCATCTTATTCTCGATTCGTATTCGATTCTCGACGATCCGCAATACATTGAATGCTCATCTTCCTCATCCCCATATTGAACGAGCAATCACCCGTGAACAAGCTGCTATCTACTGCAAGAAAGATGGTGACTTCGAAGAACACGGTGTACTTCCCGCTTCTAATCCTGGTCGCCGCGTTGATCGTGACGACTTCATCAAGTGGTGTCGTGAACTCGACCACACTCCTACATCCAATGAAATCGCTCGTGAATTCCCCTCTATTTGGTTACAGTCTGGCAACCGCGCTTTTGAGCTCGCTCTTGCTCATGCTCCTCCACCGTTGTTACAAAGTGGCAATTTCCGTGATGGTTGGCAATGTGAATTGGCGACTAAGTTGGAGAATGACCCCGTTGACGACCGAAAGATCGATTTCTATGTCGACCCAACCGGTGGCTTAGGCAAGTCCTGGTTTGTTCGCAAATACTTGTCGATCCATCCTGATTCTCAACTCCTTGGTGTTGGTAAACGTGATGACCTTGCTCATGCTATTGATGAAAAGAAGCGTGTTTTCTTCCTGATGGTTCCGAGGACCCAGATGGAATTCTTAAACTACTCGATATTGGAAATGCTTAAGGACCGTATGATATTCTCTCCCAAGTATGCATCTCGCACAAAGGTGTTAGATGAAAATCCTCATGTTGTCGTGTTCTCTAATGAAATGCCGAACGTTGACAAGCTGACCGAAGATCGTTATAACATAATTGAATTGTCTTAGGATAGATAGAGTGAATTTATTTTAAATGGTAATGGGTTTATTCCAAGAATGTAAATAAAGGGGGAAAGAAAGGATCACCCCACACACCCAAAGGGCTCTTAGCACCTTGATTTGACCTGTATCTATGGTAGAAAGTATTCTGCCGTCTCCATTGTAATCTTCGGCCTGTTGAACTGGTCCGTACTCGAAACGACGTCAGACGTCATATAGTTATAGAAGACTAATAACTTGATTGTAGGATACAACGTTGATGAATCCGTTGAGTCCTCGTCATATGTCATCTTCCTTGACATCTTATAGAATTTACGAAACATTCTGTTGCAAGTCTTCGTTCCTTCTGCAGTGTTTCTTTCACAATAGAAAACTGTATTAGCAAGCAGATTGAACTTCATCTTATTAACCTTTCGGTATAATTGATTGAATGAATTTATATATTCTGTTCCTGTGTTGCCATCATCCATGTTGTCGTTATTGCCTGTTGCATCGTTGTCGTTATCTTCCCAGATGTCGACATCAGGGTTTTGTAATGGTCTCTTGTGTTGTACCAGCATGATACGCACACCCATTTTAAACTGTGATCGGTTCTCGCAAAAGATGCGTGTATTCATACCAAGCATTTTAATTTCGTTGCCGATACGATTCTTGTGTTCGGTTCCTCGAGTGATCGTGTTACCGATGTGCCACACGCCTAACTCTCCTGGTATCAATCGCAGGTTGGTTCCACCTGTTGTTTCTGTCCACGTGGTTGTAGTATTCAACCGATGTACATCAACTGTCTTACGCAATTCTCTGCGTACAATGCCCACCATCCTCTTCGATGACACTGCACGTGTTCTCCTTGTACGTCGCCTACGACGGTAAGGTCTTCGTGAAATCCTACGTCGCGCCATGAATTTATTT